AACACACGTTCGGGCGAACACACGTTCGGTCGGCGGTCGGACGTGGGGCGAACATACGTTCGTGCGAACACACGTTCGCCCCGCCGCATCGCCCGAACTTTTCCGCCCGCGCGTGCCCGCGTGGGGAGTTGTGCGCTGGTGGTATGGCTGTGTGTTGGTTTGTATTATGTGGGTTTGGTGTTGAGGATGTTTTGTATTTGGGTGGGGGTGATGGCTGGTTGTGTTTTTTGGGTTTTGTTGTGGAGTGTGTTGTAGATGTGTTGGTCGATTGTGGTGGGGTTGATGAGGTTGTGGATGGTGGCGGGTTTGGTTTGTCCGATTCGGTGGATTCGGGCGCAGGTTTGGTGGTATTTGGCGGGGGTCCAGGGTGCTTCGATGAATAGGAGGTTGTTTGATGCTGTGAGGGTGTGTCCGTGTGCGGCTGCGTCTATTGAGATGATGATGTTTTGGCAGTTTGTATTATTCATGAATTCGTGTTTGGCGTTTTCGGTCGTTTGGGGGTTTTGGCCTCCGATGATCATTGGGGCGTTGAGTTCGTTGGCTAGGGTTTGTACTATGTGGCGGTGGTGTGCTGCGATTACGATTTTTTGGCCGGAGTTGTTGGCGTTTTGGATCCATTCTAGGGCGTGGGGTATTTTGGATTGGGCGGTGATTTTTCTGAGTTCTGTGAGTTGGATGAGGGTTTCGTGGTTTTGGGTGGCGTAGTGTGCTCGGATTCGGGCGGCGGTTGGGTTGGTGCCTTGTTGTTGGGCGAGTTGTTCTTGTTGTTGTTTGTACCATTCTTGTAGGTCGTTGAGGGCGTGGTTGTACATGGTTTGGTGTTTTTTGTCCATTGTGGTGTGGATGGTGTTGTAGGTGATTGGTGGGAGGTCGGTGAGGACGTGTTGTTTTTCTCTGCGGATGTAGCAGAGGGTTTGGAGTTTGTTTCGGAGTTCGGTGGTGTTGGTGGCTCCGTGGGTTTGCCAGTGTCCCCAGTTGTCTTTGTATGCGCCGCAGTATCGTTTGTAGAAGTTCCATCGGCCTCCGAATTTGTCGATGTGTCCGAGGATTTCGAGTTGTGGGGCGTATTCGGCTGGCATGTTGGTGATTGGTGTGCCGGTGAGGAGGAGGATGTTGCCGGTGGTGGGGATGGTTTTTGCGATTTGTTTGGCGGCTTTGGTGCGTTGTGCGTCGGGGTTTTTGCAGTAGTGGGATTCGTCTAGGATGAGGGTTTGGTGTTTTTGGTTTTTGAGGTGTTGTTTTTGGGTGTGGATGTTGGGGTAGCCGATGATGGTGTAGTCGGTTTTGGTCAGTGTGGGGGTTTTGCGGCCTTGGATGATTTGGGTGGTGCGGTGGGGTAGGGCTTGTTGGATTTTTGTTTTCCAGTCTTCGGTGAGGCTGGTTGGGCAGATGATGAGGGCGGGGTATTGGTTTGTGTGTTCTGTGGTTGCGAGGGCTTGGAGTGATTTGCCGAGGCCCATTTCGTCTGCGATGAAGGTGCGTTGTTTTTCGGTGGCGTAGGCGACGCCTGCTTTTTGGTATGGGTAGAGTTCGAGTTGGAGGGTTGGGATGTTGATGTTGGCGGTTGTGGCGTGTGCGAGGGTGTGGTGGTGTTGTTGTTTTTTGGTTTCGATTTCGTGGTGTTGGTGGATGTGGTCGGGTACGGGGATGTGGTGGTGGTTGGCCCATTTAATAATGTCGGGGAGTGAGGTGGTTGGGGCGTGCCATTTTTTGGTGGTTGGGTTCCATTTGGTGCCGGGGATGGTTTTGAGTTGGTTGACGGGTACGGGGTCGTAGGGGATGGTGATTTGGATTGTGTCGTTGTTGAGGGTGATGTTTGTGTCTCCGATTGGGTGGTCGGGCATGGTGATGTGGAGGAGTTGGTCGTCTATGGTGATGTTCCAGTCGTTGGCGAATCGGATTGCGCGTTTGAGGTTGGCGATGGGTAGGGTCCAGTGTTTGTTGAGTTTGTCCCATCGGGCGTGGGGGAAGCTGTTTTTGAGCGCTTCGATTTCGTTTTGGTCGTAGGGGGTTTTGAGGATGAGTGTGTTGTTTTCTAGGTAGAGTTTTTTCATTTTACCAAGGCTCGGGTATGCCGGTTGGGCTTTCGTATTTTTGTACGTCCCAGTATCCGCATTCTTCGATTTGGGCTTGTCGCCAGTATTGGTCTTTTGTTTCCCAGTTTTCTGGGGACATGATTTCGTTGTATCTGCGGATGCTTTCAGCGGCGGTATAGTTTTTGTTAGTGCCGAATCGTGTTGCTTGTAGTTCTTTAAACCATTCTGTGTCTGAAATGTCAATCGGGTCTGATATTGAGAATTTGAGGTCTGAGAATTTCATAGTTCGTACATGTCTTCGGGGAGTACGGGCGGTAGGGGGTTGTGTTTGTGCCATGCGAAGGTGTCTACGTACATTGGTGTTCCTTCGCCTATCCACGCCCCGTAGATGTTGAATTCTGCGTATTCGATGGCTTCTTCGTTGGTGAGGCCGTCGTTGGTCAGGATTTGGTGTACGGCGGCTTTTTCGTATACGGCGATGGTGTGGCCTTTTCGTTCGGTGATGCCGATGAGGGCTTCGTCTAGTCCGTCTGCGACCATCGTGTCGGGGTAGATTTCTTCTAGTTCTTTAAGGATTTTCTTGTACTTGAGCATGTGTCTATGATAGGTGGGGGTGTGCTTTTTGTCAAGGTGTGGTTTCGAACGTTTTGCGGAAGAGGTCGTAGCGTTTCGGTATCCATCGGAAGAGGTGTGCGGTGAGGTAGAACCAGAAGGTGATGAGGGCGGGTTGTCCGATTTTTGATTGGGAGAATTTGTAGAACGCTGCGGAGAGGGTGGGGTTTTTGGTTTTCATCGCAACGATGTCGTATGCGGCGATGTATGCGATTAATCCTATCCACGCTATTTCACCGGTTTTTGGTGTTTTGTTTGTTTGGGGTGTTGTTTGTGTAGGTACCATAGTTGTATCTTACTACACTTTTTGATAGGAGTTTTTGTCTGTGAGCTACCGTAATCATACTTCTTCGGGTTATGTTAAACGTTTCAAAGTTATGAAGGGTTCGCAGGGGGAGGTGAGTAAGGGTTTCAAGAAGGCGTGTAAGAAGCGTGATGACGTGGTTAGGTGTAAACAGAAAAACCCTCCCGCTTAGGGGAGGGCTTTTTGTTTTATGGGCGTCCTTGCCCTCTGTAGCGTTTGCTGTAGTTTTTGGAATTCTTGTTTCGGGACTGCTTGTTCTTTGAGTGCTGTCCTTTGCGGGTGATGTTCTTTGGCTTGTATGTGTTGCTTCCTAGCTTAGCCATTTTCTTTTTCCTTTGTTTGTGGCGGCATCTTGTGGCCTTTAGGGCATGTTGCTTTTGCGCCGGGAGGCCCGCCTATTGAGATGTCGCATTTTTCGCATCTGTATGTGATCAGTGTGTCGTTCATGGCCGTTCCTTGAGTCGGTGTTTATTATAGCACTGTTTTTATTGAGTGTTGTTACTCGCCTGGTTTATGCTATTTGTATGACTGATAAGGATCGTATTATTGCATCTTTGTTTTTGATTGAGCAGTGTTCTCCTGATGTGTTTTGGGAGAAGGCGGCGTATTTGCTGCGCTCCGGCTTGTCTAGTAAACCTTTTGACGTTTCTCAGCTTGTGTCTTAAGGGGCTACTCGCCCGTTGTCGATAAAGTGGCCGTATGTGACGGGCATGGCTGCTTGGAAGAATTGTTCTAGCCCGTCTGCGTACTGGCGGATTTCCCATTGAGCGGTTTCGTCACCTCGGAGGTTGATGAAGTTCATGAGTGCCCGTGCGTTGGTCGTGGCGTAGAATTCACTGTAGGTAGCTACTGGCAGTACCATGCGTGCTACTTCTTTTGCCACGCCTTCTTCTAGGAGCTTCTCGTATGCGTAGAAGCTTCTGTTGTAGGAAGTCTTGATTTGCTCCATGGAAGGCTGGTAGTCGTCCATCGGCTCGAATGTATACGCTCCGGGCTTTCCTACCTGGGTACGCATTTGTTCTGCGTCTGGAATATACGCTTCAGTCGTCATCTGGGAGTACCGGCCCGAGTATTCGTTGTAGGACCAGCCGATGCGGTGACGGAACCATTCTCGTACGACGAAGATGGGTGCCTTGATGTGGAACCTGAAGAAGTTGTGTTCAAACGGGGTTCCGTGCTTTTCTCGCATCAGGAAACCGATGAGTCCCTTGTCTCGTTCGCTGAGTTCTTCGGTTTGAATTCCGAAGCTGACTCGTGCGGCGTTGACTACGCTTAGGTCGTCGGCGCAGGCGGCGTCTAGACGGATGAACCCGTTGTCTAGGACTGGGATTTCTGTCATTCGGTCAGCCACTCCTTGTGCTCCATGGTCCAGAGCACGGTGCGCTTGAAGGATTCTTCTAGCCCGATCGGAGCGGTCCAGCCGTGCTCCTTGAGCTTGCTACCGTCTAGCGAGTAACGCAGGTCATGGCCGGGTCTGCTGGTGTGGTAGTCCACCATCTCGTACTTCGGTGTGGTGTTAAGAATATCACCGATCATCTTTACGATCTCTAGGTTGTTGATCTCTTGTTCACCTGCCACGTTGAATCGCTGAATGTCCGGTGTGAATTCGGCGTCGCTGTACATGATGGGGTCTACGTTTTCTAACAGGTACTGAACGGCATCGGCGTGGTTTCGTGCGTGGAGCCATACGCGTGAACCAATGTCCCATGCCCACTCGTCACCGTCTCCGGGTCGTCCGTGGACGTGAATGGTTTCGTTGTTGACGATTCGGCGGATAACCATCGGCACATACTTCTCAGGATGCTGCCGTTCACCAAAGTTGTTCATAGTGTTGGTGATCGTGATTGGGACACCGTAGGTGCGCCAGTATGAGTAGGCGATTGCTTCCTGCGCTGCCTTGGATGCCGAGTACGGGTTGGAGGGGCGGTGTGGCTCGCCTTCAACATGGTCGTGTCCTAGCGGGGCAGGACCGTACACCTCGTCGGTTGATACTTGAATAAACTTTTCTGGCTCAATGTGCCGTGCGTACTCTAGCATGTTGAGGACGAGGTTTACGTTGTTTTGTACAAAGTCAACTGGGTGGGTGATGGAACGGTCTACGTGGGAGTCCGATGCCATGTTTACGATGTAGTCGATATTGCCTAGCTTTTCGATGAGCTGGGAGTGTACCGGTGATCGAAGGTCGTGCCAGACGACTTCTACCCGCTTGGGGTCGTAGCCGTCAATGTCTGTGAGTCGTTCAATGCGTCCTGAGAACCGCAGGGCGTCCATTACTACAATGTCCCAGTCGGTGTTCTTCAGCCAATGCTCAACAGTGTGTGATCCGATGAAGCCTAGGCCACCGGTTAGTAGTACTCGCTTGCTCATGTTTTCCTTTGTGTTGGTTCGGTGGGGACCAGCCCCATTTTTTGGACTGGTCCCCTGCTTTTGAAAATACCCGTTTGTGTGTTTACTTTTGTATTTTTAAAAGCGTGTTTTTACTATATGCGATGTGTTTGAAAGTGTCAAGTCACCAGGGCGTGACATCATCATCAAAGTCGTCGTTTTCCAACGCTTCGTTGAGTTCTTCATCGCTGCGGGTCTGTTGCGAATCGTTGTACTGCGAGAATTCGACAACCTCAAACGGCCATGTGGTGCCTCGCTTGCAGAGTGCAGGCCACTCTCGTGCTTCACGCTGACCACGGTAATGCTTGAATTCGATAAGTTCAGGATCGGTGGGGTCGGGTGCGAGAGCGATACCAAACTCGGACCAGCGGGACCAGACGGCTGAGCCAAACGGGCGTAGGTCTCGTTGACCACCTGATCCTAGTGGAGCGTGATGCTCAATCCATAGTGCACAGTTGTAGGTGTGCCGGATGTAGTCTAGGAACTTTGCGATTTCGATTGAGACCGATTCTGCTGTTCGCCCTCCGGGATCAATGAATGCCTTGTAGAGCGGACCGAAGAACACGATGTCGGGTTCGATCGTGGCTACATATTCTTCAACTAGCGAGCGGTCGTTTGCCGTCAGCAGGTTTACACCATCTGGCTTCATTAGAAGGTGGGCGTCCATGCTTTCGTGCTTGTCGTACCACTTGATCTTGTCGTAGATACGCATTGATGTTCTGCGGATAATGCGTTCAGGGTTTTCAAGGTCGATCATGAGTGTGCGTGCGGGCTTCATTGCGTCCCGTCGGAACGGGTGAATGCCTGCGGCAGACATGAGCGCTACCTGTCGTGCGAGTGTGGTTTTACCTGCGCCTTCGGCAGCTACGACGATGACTCGCTCTTGGCGTTCTAGAACGTTAGGGATGACCCAATCGTAAGATAGGTCTACGTCTGTTTCTAGGAACGGCGTCCATTCAACAAGGCTACCCTTGTCTCGATTTTCGGATTCGCCGTCTGACAGGAACGCGTCTAGGCTTGAGTTGATTTTGCCCAACACTAACGATTCTGACATCTTGTCTTCTTCGATCGAAGAAAGGTCAGTGATTAGCTTTTTGAGAGCGCTCGGCTCAGAGCTGACTTCTTCGGTTCCCTCGTAGCTTTCACTATCGAACGGTACTAGTGATTCGGCTAACGTTTCTCCAGCAGCTAGCAGATCAGCTACGTCCTTGTGCTTCCCCGGCTTGAAAACCTTTACGTTGCACCCGGCATCGGTTAGCTGCTTGTTGACAGACCTAGCGTGAATGTAACCGGCGTGGTCGTTGTCGCAGATGATGATGACGTTGCCGCCAGCTAGAGCTTCTGTGTGGTGAGGCATCCACTTGTTCTGGCCTTCGGCTCCAGCGCCACCGGGGTTAGTGGTTGCGACCTTGCCTACAGATTCCAGAGCGTGTACGTCCTTCTCGCCTTCTACGACATATACCGGAATGCCTTCTGCTTTAGCTGCGATTACTTGAGGGAGTCGATACAGCGGCTTCTTCAGCTTGGACGTGCTCCAGTTCCATCCGCCCTGATTATCGGGCTGGCGCTGACGGAACGTCTTCTTTCCGTTCTCGTCCACGAAACGTAGCACTTCCATGATGAGATTGCCGTCTTCATCAAAGTACTTGTAAGTGTCTTGTAGTTCTAGCTTTGCCTTTTTCGGGGGCTTAGTGTCTTTCGGAAAAAGATCACCGATCTCTACGCCGATCTCTGAACAGATCTGGTCTAGATCGCAACCTCCACCCCTAAGGCACTTCATAAGTACCTGACCCTGCTTGCCTACAGAGACTCGGAGAGATGGGTTGTCGTCGTCGTTTCTACATGGGCATGTAGCGTCCCACTGGTTCTTGCCCGCTTTCTTGTGGTTGATACGTGACAGTACGTTATCAATTGGCTCCATGGCCGTACCTTTCTAGAATGTAAGCCTCACGTGTCTTTTCGTAGAGCGACGTAAACATAGCACGGTCGGAGTTAGTTGTCAACGCCGTGGCGTTAGATCCTAGCTTTTTGATTGTTTCGGTCAGCACCGGATGCGGCTTTTCGTAATCGTATGTGCCGCTGTAGATTTTTTGCCCGATTGCTTGAAGGATGGTCCATGCTTGTTCAGGCTCCGGGGGGAGTTCTTCTGAACGCATGTTCGCTAGGACAAGAATACGAAGCTCGCCTGGACGTGGCATCCACTTCCGTCCAGCAAGTCCAAGTTCTTTGACTGTGGTCTTCGTTTCTTCATATGGGAGATCTGAGATGTACTCCCAGAACCCTCGTGACCGTACAAGCAGGGTGTTGTTGTCGATGGGCTTATCCCATGTGACACTTAGTAGCTCTACGATCTCTTTACACTCGCTCTTTTCCATAGTTACAGGTTATCTCGCTTTGGTGAGGATGTCAACACGATAAAGCAAAAAGCCCCCCTTGCGGGGGGCCTTTCACCATTATGCCATTCGACTCAGAAATCTTCGAACGGATCGTTGGACGGATAGGAGGCGCCTGCGCTTGCAGGGGCAGGCTGATTCTGGACTCGCTGACCGCCACCGCCAGAAGCCCCACCACGCTGACGCTCAAGCGAAGCGATACCGTACGAGTTCACCGCAATCGTGTCGGCAATGACCTCAACAGTTGACCGCTTCTGGCCAGTCTCCTTGTCTTCCCAAGAGCGCTGCTCAAGGCGACCCTTGATGACGACAGGTAGACCCTTCTCTAGAACACGTGCGCCATGCTCGGCGGTGTTTCGCCAAGCGACCACGTTGAAGAAGGAAGTTTCTTCCTGCCACTCTCCGTTAACCTGATAGCGGCGGTTCGATGCGATTGAGAAAGTCAATCGGGCTGCACCGTTACTCGCATGCTTGACCTCCGGGTCAGAAGTCAGGTTACCTGTAATTACTGTGTCTGCATTGCTCATGTTCGTCTCCTTAGATCGGTAGTGTTTAGCAGATATTGATAGATTATAGCGGGTTGTGTGGCTTGTCAAGACCAGATTGTGGAATTTTCTTTTTCCATGATGTAGACTATCTGTTATGAGTCCTGAGAAAGCCCAAGAGGCATTGCACGCATATTTCGTAGACACCCTGGTTGATCTGGCTGATCCATCGCCGTCCGAGGAAGAAGACGTTCGTGGCGACATGGAAGGCGTCATCAATATTATTTTTGAGGGCCTTGGTGTTGAGGTTGTTTCGTCAGATGCGAATCAGGTGTTATTTTCTGTAACGTTTTGATTGGAACGAGATGTGTTCGAGGAAGTGGCGTCTGCACATGACGTGGTAGTCAACGAGTTCGCTGTTGTCTACGATTGTGTCGGTTCCTTTATTTGCTTGTTCTCCGCCGATAAACAGTCCGTTGTGAGTGGCGGGTTTACCGCACCAGCATCTCATTCCGTTTTTTAGATGACGAACGTTGTCGGCAAGTTCTATTAGGCGTTTAGACGCAGGAAACATTTCACCTTTGTATGTGGTGAGTAGTCCGTAGGCGTAAACGTTGACTCCGCGGATGTCTGCCAAAAAAGCGAGTTCTTCGACTTGTTCTATGGTCAGGAATTGGGCTTCGTCAACAAAGACGTATTTGGTTGTTTCTCGGGTGCTTTGTTCCTGACTGTCAATAAGGTCAGAAATGTACTGATCATCGGTAATGTTGACGGCCCATGATCGTTGCCCGAGCCTGCTGGTGCATACCGAGTCGCCTTCTCTGTCATTCTTGCTCAACAGGATGGTCTGGTTGGGGAAGGCGCTGTCAATGTTGAAGTGGGCCTGCAGGAGGTGGGTTGTTTTGCCCGACGCCATGGTCCCTGTCATGAATACTAGTTCACCCATGTTGCCTCTCTTTTGTAAGTTGAGGTTATTTTACCTTATTCTTGCTGGGCAGAGTTCCACACCGCTGAACGATTGGGGTTGTAGTTGGGGCTTACTGTTGCGGGGGTGGGGGTGAATCCCGAGATTCCTGGGGCGCTGTAGACCTTTTTTACTGAATCGCCGCATGTCGGACACTCCGTCAAGGAGTCTTCGGACATTTTTTGGAATGTTTCAAAGTGCCCACATTGAGGGCAAGAGTAATTGTATGTAGGCATAAACGTTATTATAGCGAATCCCTGGGAAAGGTCAAACGGGGGCAAGATACAATAAGTGTAGTGTGTTTTACTTTTTGTATTTGGGCGGTCGGTTGTGTTAAAGAAACTTTCAAAGTCATTTAAACGTATGGCTAAAGCTTCTTTTGCCATGCTTCTAATTACGGCGTGGATGGCTCCTGTCCCCGCAGCCGCAGCTTCATACACGGTTACCGAAGAATCTGACTGGTACTTTGAGGTTGAGCAAGATGATACCGATGTTGTTATTTACGGCAACAGTAATCAGTCCTGTCAAGAGAACACTGTTGACCCGATGCTATGGTTGTACGACCTCTCGGGAACACAAGTCACATTTAACGACGACGGTGCGCACAACACAACAGACCAGTGCGTATCAGCGATGCTTACTGCGACGTTAGATGCTGGTGTGTATCGTCTTAGGGCTGGCTATTTTCCTCAGCAGAACAGCGTGGGTTACGATGGTGGAGAGTACTCACTTTCCACGGGACTGACGCTTGCCACAAACTTCAGCACCTACAACGGGGTCAGATTCTCTTACACCCCCGCATACATTGAGCAAACAATTGACGTTTCTTCGTATGCGGGAGAGATTGATTCAATTGTTGTGACCCCTCTTGTTAAGCGTTTCTACGATGTTAACGATTACGTGGCCACACAGTATGCCGCTTATGACTCGGCAGGTAACTTGCTGCAAGGAAACCTGACATCATCGGCACCTACTTCTTGGGTTGAAGTCGGGTCTGGTTGGTTTCAAGCCTCTGTGTCTACTAACGTTCAAGATTCGACAAACTGGGACAGTGTGAAAATTCGTATCTGGGCGAAAGACGGTGAAGGTTGGGGCGGAAACTATGGCACCCAGATCAAAGAAGTTTCGTTCCAAGCGAAACTAGATGGTTCGGGAGTGTGGACTGATTTAACAAGCCTACTCACCAACCCATACTTTAACTCAATCAACAGTAACTCGCCGCCGAACGGTTGGTCGTCAAACGCATCATGGGACACATGCCAAGGTTTGACTTCTTCTACCCTGTGTGGCTTTGTTGTAAATACTTGGACTTGGGCTACACCAGTCACAACCACGACAACAACCACAACGACGACCACCACAACCACGATTCCGCAAACGGTTGGCCCACCCATGAATCTTACCGGTGAGCTTACTGCTGACGGTGTTTTTCTTGACTGGGATGAACCCGACACTGGAAATGTTGATCCAGAGCGGTATGCAATTTCATTCCGCATACCACCAGATGCCGGGTGGGGAGTCGCCACTGGAAACGTGGGTGAAGAGGGAGCGCTCAATACCGAATACACCCTACCGTACAGTCTGTTTGAGAGTACTGGCGGTTTAGACGAGGAGTACGTCTTTGACGTTCGCTCAGACAACGACACGCTTGCACTTTATTCTGGATGGTCTACTCAGGTAACCCTTACTGTTTCAGAGCCGGTCCCTCCGACGACGACTACAACAACCACTACTACCACAACAACGTTGCCTCCGACGACAACTACTACCACTACAATACCTGTAACGACAACAACGACGTTGCCGCCTACAACTACGACGACGGTAGCGCCTACAACTACAACGACGGAGGCACCGCCATCTACCACTACGACGACAACATCAACGACTACAACCCTACCGCCTACGACGACTACGGTAACCCCAACTACGAGTACTTCTTCAACGACAAGTACCACAACTACTACAAGCACGACAACAACGCTGCCTCCAACGACGACAACAACGACAACTCTTCCCCCGGAACCGGAACCGGAACCAGAACCTGAGCCGGAGATCGTTACCGTAGACGGTGAAGAAATTGAGTTTGAGTTTGTTGACGAAGATACTGGCGAGTCGTTAACTGTTGCAGAGTTCTTTGAAGAATTTGACGTTGAAGAAGAAGATCAAGAACTAGCGCTGGAACTAAACAGCCTTGGGCTTGACATTGAAGGCGTCGAGTTGTCTGAAGTTGATGCCGCCGAAGAAAAAGTCGTTGAAGAACTTGACGCCTTAGACGAAGAACTTGCTGAAGAGTTCTTGGACGTTGTTGACGGCGAAATTACCACGGAAGAAATTGAAAGCCTTGTCACTGACGAAAACTTTGATGACATCTCTGACGATGCCAAAGTTGTTCTCGTCGCTGCCGTTAACGAAGCGGACGACGAAGTTAAGGCAGAGTTTGAAGAGACTGTAGATATCTTTGACGACGAGGCTTTTAACGAATATGTCGCTGAAGGTTCTGTGGTTGACACGGAAACTCGGCGTACTGTGGTTGCTGCTGCCGCTGCCGTAACTGTGGCTGCTGCTGCGACATCTGCTGGCCCTGCCGGTCCTGCTGGTGGCGGCGGTGGGGGTCCTTCCGGTGGCGGCGGTGGAGGAGGCCCCGGAGGCGACTCTGGTGGCGGTAAAGGTAAAAAGGGTAGTTCTAGAAGAAGGTCTCGGTGAAAGGAGGCACCATGAAAAACATAATTAAAGTAGTAGTGGGAGCTGTCCGTCGTATGGGTAGGGAGATGCTCTACCTCGGGTGGACTTTAGCAGGTACGGGGTTGGTGCTAATCACTTTATCGTCAACCACGTTGCAGCAGGGAATATATATTTCTCTTGCCGGTCTTGCACTACATTTGATGGGCACTGTATTAGACTATGTAGATGATGAGAGAGAAAATGCAAGCGACTAATCAACTTGTGTGGAATACGATAGGCCGTATTGCGGCAGTGTTCTGTATGAATGCTATGGCTATTGTTGGTAGCTCTAGTCTTATTGGTGGTATTGATCCGTGGAAGGCTGCCGTGTTGGCAGGGGCTACGTCTGCTGCGACTGTTATCCAGAAGCTCGCAGCTGCTTATGCTGATGACGGAAAGATTACTGCTGATGAGATTGATGCGGCATTTAGCATGACACAGCCTAAGAAAAACTAAGGTAACTTTTACATAAATCTGCATCTGAGCGCTAAAAGCTTATGCGGTACAATATATGTGGAAGGAATTCCTTCTAAAACTATTCCCTAATAAGGAGAAATGTAAATGGATATGAACATGTACAAGCAGGTTGCGGAACGTGCCGCTATGACATTCATTCAGACTTTTGTTGCAATGTTTGTTGTTACCGACATGGCCTCAGCCAAAGGTGCTGCGACAGCCGGTGTGGCTGCTGCACTTTCAGTACTGAAGTCATTTGCCGCCACCAAAGTTGGCGACAAGTCCTCCGCTTCACTCGTCTGAAAGTAGACAGCACCGCTTGACGGAGCTATCTAGCAGGTGTTAATATAGATAAAGTTGAGCGGTAAGTTTTTAGCTCCTTTTGTACTTATCCTTAACGAGTTGAGGTCCCCGGCTTTTTGGCCGGGGACTTCTTCTTTGTCCGACGCTTAGGAATGTGCTTGATCCGTTCCACAGGTAGCGAGCGGTATTGTTCACGCCCATATGAACCGCCGTACACATCAACCCATTCAGAGATCGGGTTGAACTTCGTGTTGACGACGTGGCGCTTGAACGTGAAGACTCCACGTTCGCCTTTCACTCGGCACTTGTCACCCGAGTACAGCGTGACCTGCGGAGAGATGGTGAAATGATTTTCAATTACCCATCCCTCTGGCGGCTGAACCGGAACTTTTGCTTTCTTGACTTTAGGCATCTAGTTATCTCCTTTTCGTAATACGTAGTGTATCAGGAAAGAAGGTGAACGCCAACCTGTCTAGGAAATATTTGGAAGCACGGAGTAGATTGTGTCTGCAATCGTTTCTCTAACATCGGGGTTTTCATCAAGATACATCTTGGTGTTGGCTCGGCCCTGACCGATGTTTTCGCCCTTGTATGCGTACCATGCGCCCTTCTTGTCGATGATGCCCATCTCTGTGGCAATGTCAACGATATCGCCGGTACGGTTGATTCCTTCGCCGTAGGTGATTTCAAATTCGGCCTGACGGAACGGGGGAGCGATCTTGTTCTTGACAACCTTTACTCGGGTCTTGTTTCCGGACGCTTCGCCGCCGTCTTTAAGAGTTTCAATGCGGCGAATATCCAAACGTACTGATGCATAAAACTTCAGCGCCTTACCGCCTGTGGTAACTTCTGGTGACCCGAACATGACACCAATCTTTTCACGCAGCTGATTGATCATAATCAAGATGGTGTTTGAGTGGTTTAGGTTTCCGACAATCTTGCGCATGGCCTGCGACATCAAGCGGGCGTGTAGACCCACGTGACTATCTCCCATCTCTCCCTCAATTTCAGCTCGGGGAGTAAGTGCCGCAACCGAGTCAACGACAACCACATCTAGTGCCCCCGACTCAATGAGCTTGTTAGTAATTGTAAGGGCCTGCTCGCCGGTATCTGGCTGACTCACTAGGAGGTTGTCTACGTCGCAGCCAATAGCTTTAGCGTACACGGGATCGAGTGCGTGCTCTGCGTCAATGAAAGCACACTTGCCTCCAAGCTTTTGAGCTTCTGCGATAACATGCAGAGCAATAGTGGTCTTGCCTGAGGACTCTGGACCGAAAATTTCGGTGACTCGTCCCTTGGGCAGACCGCCTGCGCCTAATGCAAGGTCTAGGGCAATGGAGCCGGTTGAGACGGTTTCGATTTCCATAGATGCGGCATCGCCTAGACGCATGACTGTGCCAGCACCGAACTGTTTTTCAATTTGCCCTAAGGCGTCTTCTAAAAGCTTTTCTCTATCTACCATGTTCCTATTGTATGCGTCTAGTGGATGCAGGTCAAGTGTGCTTGTAGAATAAATGTATGGAGAAACGTGGCCCAAAGCGACTTGTTAAAGATGCGATTCGTGTCGGTGAGTATGGCGATACTCATTGGCGCTTAGTGCTGTCGTGTTCTCATGAATTGGATAGTAAACGAAAGCCGAAGGTCGGTGAAGACAAAGTTTGTTGTAAGAAGTGTATTTCTTCGGAATCACTTGCTGTAGTCACTACCCCCGCAGAACTTGTCTATGATTTACTTGATCCTGAAGATCCTATGGCGGAGTTGAAAGCAAAGGCCACGATCGCTTCACATTTTGATGTGTCTTTAGACCAGATTGAGTTAAGGGGTAGTACTGCGACCATATTTATTGATGCTCAACAGTTGCGGAGTATTTTGAAATGACTGATTTTCTGTCGGTTGAAGAAGATGAGGACTTTGCAACTTGGGAACGTTTTAGGGATAACCCGGAAGTGCGTTGGTTGTTCAATAAATTAGAAGTCGCTTTGCGTCAAGGGTTGGAAGCTGGACCGGCTGGGTGTGCTCCACGGTATGAGGGGTTTTACATTCACCGGCCTGTATACAATCTTTTTGGGATGGGCATCGGGGCATCAAAGTTTGTTTATCATTCGCAGATGGAAGAAGACTTTCTGAACAATGCTGTGGTCCCTCCCGGTAGCTTTTGGTGTGAGTGGCTAGAGGGGCCGCACCTTTCTATTGACTTTCAAAAGGATTCTCAGGGTGACTGGCATACTGTCTCTGCGTGGGAAGGCTTTCATTCAAGCGATGAAAACTTGACTAGGTTTAGCTATTGGGAAAGACTCCCTGAAACAGATGTTCCTGATATTCATCGGTGTTCTCGTTACATAAACCTTGTCGATTTACCGGTAAATGGAATCAATATCAAAACTCGGGAAGGGTTTATTACCGAGATTCATTTACGCCACGGTAACGACCCGTTTGAAACTCTTCCGATCGGTACACGCATTACGCCTATTTGGCAGGACATGGATATTCCTGAAGGTGGTGTGTTTATGCCGAACCTGCATGAAGACTTAGAGAAGTACTCTGCGCATGGTCATTTGTCTGATGTGCGCCGAGGGTTTGTCATAGAGACGCCTGACAGTTAAATTTTGCAGTCGATAAAGTTTTCTCGGTGTCTGCGATAATACAGTAGCGGTTCGGGCACATTTGACACCGTGGCCCCGAGGGCTAGCATCCTGTCCCATAGCGCCCAATCTTCACATGCGGCGTTGCCTACAGCGAACTGCTCGTGTGTCACGTAACCTGCTTCCTGGCCGATAGATGTGCGATACATCATTGACCCGTGGTGTCCTTCCCATCGCCAGTAGACATCTCCTTGTCTCATAACGTCTGGAAGCTTTGCGTCTCTGTGACCCATCTTGTGTTCACCAGTCACCATGATGTGATACGTGACAATATCTGTATCTTGCTGCAGTAGTGTCTCTACTGCGTCTGAGCGTAGCCAATTGTCTGCACCGATGAACATGGTGTATTCGGTGTCTACTTTCATTAGCATGTCTTGAAAGTTGTCTACGGTACCGAGATTCTTCTCCCGTAGGGTGTATTCGACTTCAGGGTAAACGGTAGGCAGGTGCTTGCAGTCACCTACGCCGTCGTCTACAAATAGGATCTTTTCAGGCTGAACTGTCTGGGACAGAATGCTTTCGATACAATGAGCGGCTAAGTGCCCATACTGATATGATGCGATTACTACAGTTAACATATTAATAGATCCTAATTGAATGGAACATAGTCGCTGTAAATTTTATAGTCAGCGTCTTCGGCAAATTCGTTACGGACACCCTGCGTCACAGAATACGCTTTCTCATAGCCTGCAGCTTTCACTAGGGCCACAACTCTGTCATCGTACTCGCCGTAAGGATACCTCAAGTACTTTGTCGGAAAGGGTGCGGTAATTTCTTTGATGATATCTCGATCAGAAAGCTTCGTCAAGTCTCTATGCGACCACGTATGCCAACCAATTTCAAAGTTGTACAAAGAGCACAACTGATTCACTTGAGATAGTGTGCAGTACCTCTCTAGCTTTGGTACATGTTCTAGGTCGAAAGTGTTATCTTTCCCCATTTCGTTTCCCATGACGAACATGATCCCTGACTTGCCTTCTAGAACGTCTTGGTTTTCAAAAACGTTTAAGTACACGCCGTCGAAACCAATCGGTTCATCACACGCAAGGATTTGCTCTCGTGTGTGATAGTTAGAGTGCTTTTCTGTTCCAATGTTGTGTGCAAGTCTCATCGGTACTCCCAAATATCAATTACGTGTACGTATTCACGGTACTGAATTTCAAAGTGGCGGATGCGTGTGCCGAAGTTGTAAGGTTTCAGCCAGCTTTTTATTCCGGCAATCATGACCAAAGTTTCATGTGTTTCGGATGCTGCTTCATGAATCAAGTCGGCCATCGCCGCATGATTGTACTGTTCGTAAAGAACGCCCGTAGCAATAACCAGATCGTATTTACTGTCGATTTCTGTTACCCGTTCTACCCCGTTAGGAAGACGCTTGGCAGCAGCATCGCTGATTTCAAAAGCGTGCTTTTCTATCGCAGGAAGGTCTTTGGTTATCCAGCCTTCTCCAGCTCCAATGTCAAGTGCTCGGCTAAAGACCGGGCCTACGTCTTCTAGGACGGCCATGTAGAAGTTCTTGCGGTACGTGTCTTCGGGGTCTTGCCGGTAGTTCCAGGGGTCACTGTCTTCGTACCAGTCTTCCAGTTCTTGCTTAGTCTGCATGGTCTTATTGTATCCTGGGGTCTGTATTTAGGCAATAGGGTCCCTCCCTTTCGTGTGGTAGTTGCTGCTACTCACGAACGGCATAGGCGAACCCGTATCTTCATTCTCAGGTCTGTTCACTGCATCGACCCCAAGCACCGCCTATTTTTTCAGCGATGCCCACTCTCCCTAGATATGGCTCTAGTAGCCCGTGTGCCGGAACCGCATGGGCGTTTGCTTGTTCCGAACCTGTTCCTCAAGGCTTGATGCTCTACGTGCAGGGACTGGCGTACTAGCAGGTACGGGGTTCCAGTTTATCGTGTGATCCATATCGTTCCTCTTTGGGCAGGCGTGCCCTCTTTTTCTTAAGTGTTAGTACCAGTTGCGTAACGAGTGTAACCCACCGGTCCTGTAGTGAACGTTTATGTCATCGGGATTTCCCGGCGTCAGTCTTGCGGCGTTTGGCTCCTTCTGTAGTTTGCAGGTAGCCTACCGTTCTGGTTGTTGTCAGTCAAGCCTCGTTTCTTCTGGTTTACTTGACACGAAAGATTTATAATATTTTTGTTACTAATCGAAAAGGAGTCGAATGTTTTCACTTAAATCACCGTCTTGGTTCAAAGATTCTCCGTGTTCTGGGCAAGATCGTTTGTTTTTCTCAACGAAGCCATCGAACCGGCGTCTTGCTGTCAAGGTATGTAATTCTGAATGCAGTCATCGTTCTGAATGTTTGAAGTTTGCCGTTTCAGAGGGCATCACCATCGGTGTTTGGGGAGGTAAAACAGGACCGGAGTTGGCAAGGTTGGTGGAGCATGATGCTTGATGATGAGTCGATTTCCCACGATACTTTAGCTGTGCTTGAACGCAGCGGCACCAGAATCCAGTTTGTCGTGAGCAAAGCTGTTACTCTGGATGGTAAAGACTACAAAGTATTGTTGTGGGATGATGATTACATGCTGATTGGTCTTGCGGACGAGTTTTTAAATTCTGAGTTTGATTCAAAAATTGTTTCGGACATTATTCGGGAGCTTGATGAGCTGGAACCCGCTCAAGTCGATCAAGAAGAGTATGTTCGTGAACGTTCCAAAGAGTTATTGATTGACGCCTTAGAAAACATTATTGATGCTTTGATACTTACAGAAGATGTCCCTACAGAGACCACCAACATTGACATTTTGATTGACAAGCTCTTGGAAGAAGACTAAAATAGGCTTGTTACTATTTACTAAGGAAACATAATGTCTGTACTAGAAAATCCGACGCATTCGTTACAGGAAGCTTTCACAGCACTGCGAAGTTTTGAGAGCGACATCCGAGAGATGGACGGTATCTCAAACTTGGATTATGCGTCTGTTGAAGAGATGATGCAGCTTGCTAGCGACGCCCATTTGATTAAGTCGTACGCTACTGAGTTGTTTAATGAACTTCAGTCTATGTTGACTGAGAAGATCGGCAGTCTTCCAACTCCCGTGACCGTTGATGGTGCCACGGTAGAAATTAAGTCTGGTTCTGCACGCAAGACGTGGGATCATAAGGCGCTCATGAACGAAGTTAGTCGCCGGATCGTTGATAAGAGCGTGGATATGGAGACTGGCGAAATTACCATGTCGTCGCAGGAAATGATTCAGCACGCTATGGAGTACATGGGCGTTTCTTATTGGAAGGTCGGCAACTTGAAAGATCTCCACATTGACGCAGATGACTACTGTGAAGTTGGAGAACCGAAGAAGAGTCTAGTTATTAGGAGAGATAAGTGAGTATTTTGCAAGCATTGTCAGAGCCTTTTCCGCGAGAGGTTGAGCGTCAGCTAAAGAAGGGCGGCGCTTCTCTAACATACATCCCGGTTAGTGAAGTCATCACACGCCTAAACAAGGTACTGGGTGTAGACATGTGGTCGTATGAGGTTGTCTCTTGCGCTAGAGACTCACTAGACCCTGACTATATTGTGGCTCATGTCCGTCTGACAGCCACGTTTGTTCCCACAGACAGCGCACCTGCCCTTACTGTCGTCAAGGACGGCATTGGTGGTCAGAAGATTAAGCGCACACGGGCTGGAGACATTGTTGATCTGGGCGACGAAATGAAGGGTGCCGTATCAGACGCTCTCAAGAAGGCGGCGCAGCATCTCGGCGTCGGCATTTATCTTGCCCGTTCTGAAGAGGCAATGAATCTTGAATACGTTGAAGAGATGTCTGATAAGCCTGTAGCGGAAGAGCATTTTGCAAAGCTACGAGAACTTCTTAATTCTCTAGATCAGGAGCATGCTGTAAAGTGCAAGGAGTATTGGGCTTCTATCTCGGAAGGTAAAGAGTTTATCAACGAGAACGTCACGAACGATCTTCTTCAGAAGATTTTGGTTTTTGTAAAGTCCCTACGTAATGCTGAAGCACAATGATGCAGAGTCCTCTACCTATTGATCCGGTACCTTACGAGTTCCCGAAGTACATGTCGCCAAGTTCGATTAGTACTTTTCAGCAGTGTCCTTTAAAGTACAAGTACGCCAAGCTAGATAAGCTTCCGAGTGTCTCCACAGAACCTCAAGTCCTTGGCTCTTTTGTGCATGAAGTGCTAGAAGAGTTGTTCAAGCTGCCTGCGGAAGAGCGGACGGAAAAGTCTGCGAGCAGTCTTGCTAAAAGCTTGTGGGAGTCGAAGTGGGCTGATGAGTACTTTGGTTTAGACGACCGTGACGATGATCCGAACAACTTCAAGTGGAAGGCGTGGTGGTGTATCGAAAACTACTTCGGTATGGAAGACCCCACGAAGTTTGACGCTGAAGGTATTGAAGCCAAGATGGACGGCGATATTGACGGCGTGCCTATCTTTGGCATCATTGACCGTTACACGATTGAGGACGGTAAGCTAGTAATCTCAGATTACAAGACAGGCAAGAAGCCTCGTAAGCAGTACGAGTGGGAGAAGAAGATGCAGATTACGATCTACAGTATTCTTCTCAAAGAGATGACAGGTATGGACGTTAAGCGTGCAGAGTTACTCTACGTCAAGTCTGGTCAGTTTGCCCGTTACGATGTAGACGAAGAGCTTGAGAACGCTGTTCGTGTTGAGGTTCGTAACACATGGGATCAAGTTAGGTCCATGTGCGAATCGGGCGAGTTTGAAACCCGGACTGGTCCTCTTTGTAACTGGTGTGACTATCAGCATATCTGTCCTGAATTTGGAGGTAGCTGAGTTATGTCGCAGAGCGATAACTTTGCAATGTTGGTATCTGAAGATATTAAGAACAATGCTTCTCAGCAGGATAAGGACTTTCTTCGTCTGCCAGAAAATCAGTTAAAGTGGAGAGACGCTTTAATTACGATCGTTGAGACAGTCACAGCAAAGATTACAAGTTTGGACGAAGAGATTGCTCGTCTTCGTGGAACATACACTACCTTCACGAGCGACCCTGCTGCTGGGTTAGAAGAACAGCGTGACAAAGCCGCACGGTTCCGGTTTTATGCGGAAAAGCGCTTGGTCGAAGTAGACAGGTTGCTTACTCTCGGAGAAGAAGCCGACCCTAAACTTTCGCTTGCCACGTTTTTGCGAAATGCAATTTTAGCCCACAAGCAGTGGCATATAGATAACGATATGATTAATTCAGAAGGCGATGATTGCTTGTATAAAGCGTTAGACGGGGTTTGGGGTTTCTAATGAAGATTGGGTTTGCAACGAACGACTGGTCTCGTAGTGCTACGGATGTTATGGGGCATCCTGTGATTGGCGGTTCTGGCTTTATTCGCATTGGTCAGTACATTAAGCCTTTGCGTGACGCTGGTTATAATGTTGTAATTGGCATCTTGGCACAGAACAAGTTGACCGGAACGTTCGGCGTTCATTCGTGGGATGGTGTTGACTCGTTTGATTGTGATGTGATTGTTATGCAGCGTTACATGCATATGCAGGTGCTTCCTGATATGAAACGTGCGCAGGCTGCAGGTCAGATCATTTTGAATGATGTAGATGATTGGTATTGGGGGCTTAGTGATAAGAATCAAGCCAAGTCGGCTTCAGATCCTGAGTTAAATAAGAACGAAAATGTTTTGTGGTATAGGAACATTTTGGAGCAGTGTGACGGGATCATTACGTCTACTCCATTTCTTCATCAAAAAATGAAGGAGTGGAATCCGAATACTATGCTGCATGGCAACTATGTGAATCGTTCAAAGTATACCACTCGCCGCATTCACGAAAAACGTAGCGATAAGATGGTTGTAGGATGGATGGGGTCTACTGCTCATAGAAGTGGTGATTTGGAGATTCTTCAGCCTTATTCAGATTCTATCAGCAAGTTTGCTACGTGGCATCACACTGGACATATGCAGGCTCCCAACATTCCTTTGTTCCATAAGGAAATTAAAGTTAGTGCGGGTTGTGTAACGACTCATCCCTTCTTAGCTCCTTATGAGTTGGAGAAGGGGTTCCTCTTTGATGTAGGGATCGTGCCGCTTACAAACATTCCTTTCAACCATGCTAAGTCTTACATCAAAGGTCTGGAGTATGCTTGCGGCGGCGTTCCATTTGTTGCTTCTTGGTCACCCCAGTATGAAGAGCTAGCGGAAGAGCACGGCATCGGTGAGATTGCTCGTGACCCGAAGGATTTCGTAAAGCTTTTAAAGAAGTACCAAGACGTTGATTATCGACAAGAAATTTCAGATTTGAATTGGAAGCGGGTCAAGAAATTTGATGTAAGGATCGGGGCGACTCGTCTTATCAAAACGATCAATAACTTAGTGAAGCGTGCGAGATGAAGCGAGGTAAGCCTCTAAAGAAAACGCCGTTGAAGCGTGGCAGTAGCCAGTTGAAGAGAACTCCTTTAAAGAAGCGTTCGGATAAGATGTCGGAAAAGTATGTGGGCCGTCGAAGCGTTGTTCAGCAACTTCTATCTGAACGCCCGCATTGTGAAGCTTGTTTGGTGTGGGCTTCTTACGATTACCAGACCGGCAATAGTGATTCTCTTTTCGTTAAGCATAATAAAAGTAAAGACATTCACGAACTTGTGAATAGGTCACAAGGCGGAAGCATCTTGGAGTATGAGAATCTACTGGCTGTGTGCAGGCCATGTCACAGTAGAATAACTACAGAACCTTTAATTTCTGAAATGCTTGGCCTTCATTTAAAAAGCACATCAAACAAAATGTCGCATTTCCTCGAAGCGGAAAGGGTAAGAAATGCCTGGAAAAACGGAACTCCTGCAGAACCTTATTGGTTCAGCACTAACTGAGCATCCAGATCTACTAGACGAAATTAACAGCCTAGCTGGAGGGTTCTCTGATAGTGATCTTCCATTTCTAGATAGAGAGGACGTTAATGAAGTGTTCCTGTCTAATATTCAGAAGGGGTGGCGTCAGAACGGTGTTGTAATTGTTGACTCGTTGATTCCTGACGACATGATTGAAGCATACCGTCAAGACTGGATTCAACATAATCGTGTCAACCACGACCGTCCTTTGGGTTACCCTGGCGAGTGTGCTTACTTTCAGGTGGAAAGCCTAATGAACATCGCCACTTACGCCCCGTTGCATAATATCCTTGAGCATCTTATTGGCGATCAGATGGGTATTCATTTGAACTTGACTGGTTGGAAGTCCACAGAGAGGAACTGGCATCAGGATGGGTATTTGAATCCTGACTCCAATAAGGATCATTACTTGGCCGTGTGGGTTGCGTTGGATGATGTGCACGAGGACGCTGGCCCATTTGAGTATGTTCCGGGCAGTCATGTTCTTCCGGTCATTACCCAAGATGCGACAAAGGCTAGGTTAGAGCCGCATGAGCGAGACGATCCTAACTGGCCTAAGTACTCGGAGCGCTTCCTTACTCCCATGTTTGAAGACATTTTAGATCGTGGCAATCTTTCGACTGAAAAGTTTATCGCCAAGAAGGGTGATGTGTTGATTTGGCATGCCCGCTTGATGCATCGTGGCTCCATCCCAAACAATCCTGACTTGTGGCGAGAAACAGCGATTCTTCATTATTCAGGCGTGAATCATCGTCCCGATATGCCACAAGGGCATCAGTATGATGGCGGTGGGTGGTTCTTCCCAATCAATCAAAATATTCCGTTGTGAGATGGCTGCCAATTACGGGACAGCGGCTAAAGCTAAAGCCACAAAGCTACACAGTTTGCTTGTAAGAACTCGTGATGGATTCCGTTGCCGCTGGTGTGGAGTTCACAAAGATGACGGCAAGCAAATACAGTGTGCTCATATAATCAGTCGATCTATCTCGGCTACTAGGACTGATGAAAAGAATGCGGTTGCGTTGTGTGCGTCGTGCCATTGGAAGCAGTCTAAAAACCCACTGGTTTGGGCAAGGTGGCTTGAAGACGAGCTAGGTAGAGAGCATTTAGACGATTTGCTGGAACGTGGCGTTTCGGGAGTGAAAGTTGATTGGGTTAGCGAAGTTGAACGACTGCAGTCTATTATTGACGAGATGAATGGAAACGGATAGAATAGCGACATGAATAGTACGAGAACTGCGCCAATCAGTCAAGTTGAAGTTGAGTCTGAGCTTGTCCGTTTGATTGGTGAAATTGAGCAAGAAACTGAAGCGTTTGAGATCCTGTGTAAGGATCATGCCCAAAAAGAAGCGTCTTACAAGAGTGCTTGGTATAAGGAGTACCTAGCAGCGGAAGGCGCTGTTAAGCAGAAAGAAAGCTGGGCGGGTTACAAGACAAGTGATCTTCAGTACGATTCAATGATCGCTGAAGCCTTGGTTAAGGCAAAGCGTGAACGTCTTCATTCGCTACGAACTGCCTGCGATGCCTTGCGCACTATTGCAGCAAATGTCCGATCACAAGTCAAGTTTTAGGAGAACGATATGGAAAAGCAGCTACTTAATGTGGGGTGTGGTACTCACTACATCGACGGGTGGGTCAACACAGATGTGTGGGAAGATCACTCTACCACGCCTGATGTATTGGTAAATATGGATGAGCCGTATCCGTTTGAGGATGACACATTTGATGCGATCTATCTCGGCCATGTTCTTGAGCATATTGCGTGGCCAAAGCTTGGTGTTTTTTTGACAGATATGGTCCGTATCGCTAAGCCGGGTGCTCCTGTTCTTGCGGTTGGTCCTGATGTTCATAAGTGCATTAAGCGTTGGGCTGAGAAACTAGAGCCTTGGGACATGGTTGTTTCCACTATGGAGCATCAGGACGTTGATTCGCAAATCTATCACATGTCTGACGACGGCCAGTATCTCACTAAGACTCCGCCGGAGTGGTGGGATGGTGCAGCACATCATTGGAACTGCTATGAAGAGCGGTTAGAACTGGTTATGGGCACACATTTTGATAATGTGCAGGTGTACTCTCCTTACATTGAACGTGACCTCCCCGGCAACCGTCATGATTGGTATGACTCCCGAACAAACATGCGTTGGCCTACCGTCGGGTACTGGTGGTGGCAGTGTGCAGTTATGGGGTATGCGCCGTCATGATCCATAACATCGCTTCAAACATTCAGTCCCTAGCTGTAGACATTGAGCTGCTTAAGCCTCTTGAGGTCAACGCACGCCGTGGCAACGTTGAAGCAATCATGGCTTCATACAACAAGTTTGGACAAGTAAAGCCAATTGTGGCAGTGGAAGATAACGACAAGCTCTTAGTTATCGCAGGCAATCATCAGCTAGAGGCCGCTAAGCGTTTGGGTTGGCAAGAAATTGCTGTGTCCATCGTTGATTTAGATTCAGAAGACGCTCTCGCTTTCTCGTTGGCTGACAACCGGATTTCCGAGCTTGGTGAGACTGATGAAAGCGCTCTTATCGACTTGCTATCGGATGCTGTTAGTTTGGACGAAGATTTTTACAGCACTCTTGGTTGGGACGATTTCTCAATTGCCACGATCGAAAACAATGTGATTTCTTCGGAGGTTTCAAGCGCTCCGAACGATGGTTGGACTGCTCCACAGATTACGGTAAACAGGATTCCTGAAGAAAACAACTTGCCTGCTTTTGTAAGCGATGGCAAAGATGACGCTCCGACTCAGACGTTTAACCCTGAAGGTGTAAGTACTGATACGATTGTGACTCAAGGAAGCACCACAGTCGGCGCTGCTGGCAGCAAGAACGTTGCTATTCAGTTTACTCTTGTTTTCGAGAACTCCGATCAACAGGCGGGCTGGTACCGCATTCTTCACAAGTTGAAGGAGAGTCCTGTTTACGAAGGGGCTACAACGACGGAGCTTTTGTTTGATTTCTTTGACCAGCATCTGGAGTAAGTCTCGTGCCGCGTAAGCAAATGTATTTGGACATAAACTGTGTGGAGGCTGCTAGGCAGCGGATTCGTCACGTCTACGATATTTTTGACACGGTTTGTGTTCAGTTTAGTGGCGGTAAAGATAGCACTGCTGCGTTGTATCTTGCGAAAGAAGTTCACGAAGAGCGCGGGCTTGGCCCTGTGAAAGCGATTTTCCGTGATGAAGAAATCATTTCGCCTGCAGCAGAAGAGTTTGTTACTGAAGTAAGTAACTATGACTGGGTTGACATGGAGTGGTACTGTCTTCCACAGTTGCAAGAAGTTTGGTACATGGGTACTCGTGAACTGGTTTTACTGTGGTCGGCGTTTCGGGAAGAGTGCGGTATGCTGGTCCGAGACTTCCCGCCGAACTGTATTCGAGCCGAACACTTTGGATTGTCTGGAAATCTACCTCTTCCCAAACGGATAGATGAATACACAATGCAGGGAAAACGTGGCCGTACAGCTTTCATTACAGGGGTCAGAGCGAATGAGTCAATGATTAGGTATCGGTCGGTCACTCAGAAGCTTCACGAAAACTACATCAACCGCCCCCAAGGATTGCCTAAGGCCATCCCTTTAAGGTTTGCGAAAGTTATTTACGATTGGACTTCTGATGATGTTCTGAAGTTTATCACTGAAGAACACGGGGCGTCATACTGTAAGTACTATGATTACGCTATGTTGGGCGGCGCAAATCAGCGGGTCGGTACGCCTTTGTTTTCTACGGCAGCCAGAAGACTGACTGACGTAGTTAAAACTGAGCCAGAGTTCTATGATCGCCTAGTTGAGGCATTTCCTCAAATAGATACTCAGCGTCAACTTTGGGGTGAGTATGACATTGAGGCAGTTGTTGATCAGTTTGCCGCAGATGGTTGGGATGGTGTTAAAGAGTGCATTGAAACGCATTTTGGTGACGTTGACTATCGGCGTCTAGCGTTTGCTTTTGCCGACAAGTTTAGAACGTCACACAACAAAGATCCTTTTGCTTACCCGATTGATCACTTAGTAAGAACTTTGCTACTCAATTCTGTTGTCGGCAACCCGTCACCTGTCGGGCCACAAACAATTGCACATAAGAAAAGGATGAAGGCTTTCTATCAAGACATGACTGATGCCGACAGTCTTGACTTGCAAGACGATTTTAGGTTAAGTTAAGCACATGTATATTTCAGTTACTCCCGACAGAATACAGCCAGCTTTTTGGGGTTCGGTAAACTATGTTGTTGCACCGGATTTCAGAAAGCTTACAGCGTCTATTGAAAAGTTTGGGATTCTTCAGCCCATCGTATGTCAAAAGTCTACTGCATGTATTATTGATGGTTTACATCGTTGGAAGGCTGCTAAGCTCCTAGACTTGCAAGAAATTCCTATTGTAACAGTCGATGTGGATGATGTTGAAGCCGCGCTACTCCACGTTAATATGAATCGAAACCGAGGCATTGTCGTAAATAAGTTCTTGTCCGAGCTTTTACGGGAGATATTTTTTGACAACGACGTTGACCCTGAAGACTTTCAAGAGCAGTTAGGTTTAGAAGATGAAGAGTTTATGCTGCTGATGGAGGGTTCGTTAATCAAAATGCGTAAGGTTAAAGAACACAAGTACTCTCCTGCATGGGTGCCGATTGAATCAGCGACTGGTGAAAGTGTCCAGATTGAGCGTCCCACGGGTGACCCCGAGTCATTGTGATAGGAGATAGAATGGGAATGGAATTTAATGCGTATCAGGTCGGTGCTAAGACAACCGCTATTTATCCGAAGGAATCAGCGGTTGAGTATCTGACTCTTGGTCTTGCTAGCGAAGCAGGTGAAGTTGCTGACAAGGTGAAGAAGCACATTAGAGACAGCGACGGGGACTATACTGATTCAGTTTTCCGCTCTGCTATCAGTAAAGAAATTGGTGATGTGCTTTGGTATGCTGCTGTGCTTGCCTGGGAGCTTGGTATTGATCTCAACGATATTGCTAAAGAAAATATTGAGAAGCTTTTGGACCGATACGATCGGAACATGATTCAGGGGTCCGGTGATGAGCGATAAGTCATGGCTTGACTTGGGGACCCGCGTCTCTTCAGAGCAGTCTAATAACGAAATTTTACTCAAGTCCAAAGGCGATTACACTGTCACATTAAGTCCTGTCTTGATGCATGACGATGTTATGGGCAAGATCGCTACGTTCCCTAACCGCTTTATTATTAACCGAGTTAGCTTGGATCAGACTCACCGCATCATGTGGGAAGTCGTGAAGGAACGGTACTCGGTTGTACCTAACTCTAGTATTTTGGACAGAGCTAGAGATATCGTGTCTAAAGCAAACGGCGCAGCATCTTTGCATAGCTGTGGTGTGCTTGAAGAAGGCCGTAAGTTTTTTGTAGCTGTTAAGCACAGCAGCACGAACATTCTTTCTACCATGGGTGAAGATGCGATTGATAACTATATTGTTGTTATCACTTCCCACGATGGAAGCATGCCGGTGTGCTACTACAATCTGGATGTTCGTGCGGAAACTAATTCTGTGTATCGTTTTTCAACGGATGCTGATTTCAGTTTACGTAAGCGCCACACCCCTAATGAGACGATTGATCCTATGGATGCTACAGAGGCTCTTACTATGCGTCAGATATGGTCGGAGAAGTTTGATCTCATCATCAGCGACTTTACATCTTCTCACATGTCTCCTGATAAACTTTTCAAAGTTATGGAAACGTTCTGGTCAACGCAAGGTGCTTCTTCCGCTAAGAAGCGTTCTAATGCTGAAGATGTTCATGAAAGAATCAAAACGATTTATCGCCAGCCGCATAACCTGGGCAGATTTGGTGACACGAAATGGGCGGCATATAATGCTATTATGGAATACATTGATTTCCATAGAGACATTCCGCCGATTGAAGCAGCGCAGCATTCTTTGGAGCTAGACAATTACAGTCACAGGCTTAAAGTCAATGTCTTTAACGCTATCCGAGATGCGTAATCAGATTATAATCTCGATCTTTTTGCGGAGACCCATTCCAAGTCCAGCACAATAGTTGAAAGCATGGACTGTTGCGTCAACTTGGTCGTCGTGCACACGTGCTTCAGGGAACGACGATATTTCGTCTAGGAAGTCTGTGTTCCATGATGCCCGGATTAGGCGAACGTTGCCGTTTGCAACAGCGGCTGAAAGCGGCTTTGCTCTTGTTGCTTTATCGCCGGTAGCTCGCTGGCCTGTAAAGTTGTAGCCTGGGAGCACATATCGAGCGTATTGGTCAATAAGGTTTTTACCTGCAGACCCTGGCTCTTGCTCCATCATGATTGGAATTTCTGGACCGTCTTCTGCAGCCGTGGCTCGAATAAACTTTTCTACTTTATCGCCTTTAGCTCTGATCCGGCGAACGTCCAAGATGTAGAACACGCCGTTGTCGAACGCTCCGAGACAGCCTACTGTCCAGTCAGGGTCCGGGTTTGACTGTGTTGGTTCTGAGCCAGCTAAGTCCCAGAATCTGACGATTTGTGTATCGTTAGAGAACGAAGGGATCTCGCTATCGTCTATGACCTCAAAACTTTCTCGATTGAAAAGTGATCCTAGGGCGGTTGACCACCAGTCACCGAACTCAAGACGTTTTCTTTCAATAGGGTCTAGCTCTTGAAGAACTGCTCGGTAAGAGGCTGGGTCAATGCCGGGGTTATCGGTTAGCATGGAAGGGATAAAGATTCTTCCGCGGTCTTTTCCTTCAACAAGGAATCGTTGCCGTACCCAGTTAGGCGCAGGGTTTGTTGCTGCGCGCATTCTTAATGGGACTTGAGCTAGGGGGCCTGATGCTGGGCGTCGAAGGCGGGAGAACATGTAACGGTAGTCAGACTCTCTGATTTCTGTCACCTCGTCCATTCCGATGAATTGGAATTCGGAACCCTTGTATCTGAGGTAGTCGTTGACGTTGTTGAGGTAACCGAATGTTATTCTGGCTCCGCTAGGGAACGTGGCTGTGTAGCTGTTGGCGTTCCAGTGAACGTCGTCGTATTGCATGGTCCAGTCTCTGAAGCGGTCCATGAGAGCACCGGGTAGTGCAAGGTCGGCGTATGTTCGCCTAAACAGGATTGCGCTGTAACCGGGAACATCGACGTACTGTAGGGCAGCCATGATGAGGGCGCTGGATTTGCCGCCGCCTGCTGCTCCACCAAAGAGCACTTCTTGTGCGGTGCTTTTTAGGAAGACTTTTTGTGTGATCGACGGTTCTTCGATCCAATATTCGGAACGTTTCGGTTCTAAGTATTGCCGAATTTTGTTCCAGTCTGGAGTCTCGTTAGACATATGTGCTTGAATCCTTGACTATTTACCGGTAAAGTATAAACATGATGAATTTTTTTAGTCGATCAACGTGCGCCCATCTACTTATGTGTCTTTCTGTAATTCTTATTGGGCTTGGTCTTAGTATACTAAGTTTAGGGTGGGGTTTGGCAAGTGCTGGCCTTGCGTGCGGTATTTATGGATATCTCTTAGGGGCTGAATAATGGCATGGAATTCCACATCTAACAAATCACTTCGCAATATTGCTATGAATCCGGTGGAGCAGAAGGCTGCCCCCATTTCTGTTGGTGCCCCGGTTTCGTACAGTCCGTCTCTTGCGGATAATCGTGGTTATCATGATGGTTGGGATATTGTCAAGGCTTACAAAGAAGGTGTCGCTAAGGTTACTTGGGTGTTTAGAAGCATTGATGTTATTGCTTCAAATCAGGCCCGCCTTCCCATGATTTTGCGTAAGGATAATAATCCGTTTGGTGAGATTATCGAAGATGCCGATTTGTTGAAAATTTTCAACAATACTGCCAACCAGGGCGAGAATTCGTTTGCGTTTAGATACCGCTTGTCTGCGCAGCTGCTGATGAGCAGTCGTGGCGTTTTTGTTGAGATTGTACGAGGTAGAGGTGGTGTGCCCATTGCGCTTCATTTGCTACCGCCTCAGAACACTTCACCTATTCCTGATGTTCAGAAGTTTGTTAAAGGGTTTGAAGTTAAGATTAGTGCGCACGAGAAGCGAACGCTGCGTCCAGAGAATGTTATTTGGATTCGTCGTCCACACCCTCTAGATCCTTATTTGTCGATGACTCCAATGGAAGCTTCTGGTGTTGCTATCGAAGTCGAAAGTTTGGCTAAAATGTATAACAGGAACTTCTTGATTAACGACGGTCGTCCCGGCGGTCTACTTGTTCTGCGTAGCGAGATCGCTGACGAGGACAAAGAAGAGCTACGTTCCCGTTTCCGTGGCAATATCGGTAGAGCGGGCGCTGTAGGCGTTATTTCTGCGGATGATGGAGCAGATTTCGTTGATACCGCTGCTAGTCCACGTGATGCTGCTTACATTCAGATGCGTACTATTACGAAAGAAGAGATTTTGGCAGCATTTGGTGTGCCTGAGTCGATTATCGGTAACTCTTCTAACCGTACTTTCGCTAACGCTTCTGAAGAGGGTAAGGTTTTCTGGATGGAAACCATGTCTCCACACTTGGACTTGATTGCACGATCGTTCGATAAGATTGATCCTACTTACTACATTGATTTCGATACCGGCAATGTTCCCACGTTGGTTTTGGCTAGTCAGGAGCGGGCGATGCATCATTTGTCAGAGTTCCAGCAGGGTCTAATTAGTGTGAATGAGTATCGTCATTCGGTGGGCCGTAAGCGTGTTGATGGCGATATTGCTGATTCGTTGTTGGCTAACCCGAATCAGACGCCGATTGCGAATACTGAGAAGACGCAGGAGGAGATTGCTGCTGAGCAGGAGGAAGCGGCTGCGGCTGAGGGCGGTGCAGTTCCGACTAGTATTGCTCCTGGCGGCGGCGCTCCCGGGGCAGGTGTTGGTGACTCGTTGGATGCCCAGAGGTCTGCTGCGTTTAGTCAGGATGTTGCCGAGTTTAGTCCTGAGGTCGGCGGGTTTGTTCCTGCTGGTACTGTGCAGGGTACTGATAATATTGAAGCTCCTGCATCAAGAGTTCCTAGCGAATCCGCACTATAGTTTATATAATTACCCTTTTTTGAGTTTATATAAATACGCTCAAGTATCAACCGTCGCCCCGATAACATATACTCAGGGCGCTCTTAGACCTTAAGGAGAGACATGACTTCTGTCGTTATGGAAAACGCATCAGAAAAGGAAGCCGACTTCACTTTTAAGGCGATTTCAGGTCAGATTGGCATTGATAAAGCTGAAGGTATTGTCGAAGCGTTTGTTTCAGGCATTGGTAATCGCGATTCAGTTGGCGATATTGTCATTTCTGGGGCTTTTAACGAATCTTTGAAGCGTCGCAAGCCCAGAGTGGTGTGGGGCCACGACTGGAATCAGCCTATTGGTAAAGTTCTGGAGATTTACGAAGTTTCTAGAAATGATCCAAGACTGCCTGAAAAGATGAAAAATGCTAAGATTGGCGGACTCTATGCAAAGGTTCAGTTTAACCTAAACACTGAACGTGGTCGTGAAGCGTTCGCAAATGTTGCATTTTATGGAAATGAGCAAGAATGGTCGATTGGTTACAAAACATTAACCGCCGATTATGATGCTATGCAAAAAGCAAACATGCTTAAAGAAGTTGAATTATACGAGATTTCTCCCGTACTGCACGGAGCTAACCAGCTAACCGGCACTATTTCTGTAAAAGACGACGAAGAAGGTACAGTGACAAAAATGCACATGGATGACAGTGAAATGGACAAACCATCAAACAGAGCGGACGCAATGTCATCAATGATTGGCAGCGCCCTTTCGCAAGCTCTTCGTAAGCCGGTAAAAATTATCAGTGTTGACGGAAACTCCGTAATCTTTGAAACTGGTGAGGACATGGCATGGATGGCCACGTTCTCTATGGACGGCGACAACCTTATGGTTGGGAAGCCTACCAGAGTAAAGCCGACTGTATCGTACACTCCGGTTGGCGATTCGGCTCCGCCTTCGATGATGGTGAAAGGTCCTGAAGAGAAGGACGCTGAAGAGCCTGATGGTATTCGTGACGCCGAGGATGAGCACGGTTCGTGGGCGACTCCAGACATTGCTTTGGCATGGTCGAAGACGTTTGGTTGTTCAGGTGTTCATTCACATGGTGGCGGCTATCTTCCTTGCGACACGCACGAGGAGTACCTTGAGGCCCTGAAGCGTTTTGATGGTAACGCTAACATCAATGTTCACAATAACTACTTGGCTGGTGTAGAGGTTGAAGAGGCCAAGGATGCTACCGGCGGTTGCTCTTGCGGCACCGAAGAAAAGGGTCACGGCTACGGGGAGTCAAAGAAGCCCGAGTACCTCAAAGATCCCATGGCGCTTCTTTTGATGGCTTACAACGAGATGTTGAAGCTTCGTGGTGCTGGCGAGCTTCGTGAGGCCACGCTTGAGCTTATTGCTGGCGTTGAGGATTATCTGACTGAGGCTCCGATGTCTCGTCCGATGGAGCAGGGCGAAAAGTCTGTTTCTGGTTTCGTGGTGCACGTTAAGTGTTCTGATGATGAAGCTCTTGATGTTTCGTCGGCGCTTTCTCCTGTGCCTGTTTTCTCCTTCAAGACAGATGAGGGTGTGGATGTTCACTTCTCTACGAAGATGGATCATGATGAACTTATGGTTAAGGTAGCGGATTCTTTGGCTACTTTGGAATTTGTTCCTAGCATTAGCATTACTGAACCCATTGACACCGATGAGGGTGCTCAATAAGATACTCTATAAAGGATTTAGGAGTTTATAATGAGTGAAAATCTTAACGAAGACCTTCAGAAGTTTGAAGAAATTCAGGCGATGTTGGACGGTGAAGAGAAGGGCATGCATGAGGACGAGAAGGGTTCGCCTTCTGTTTTCATGACTGATATCCGTTTCAAGGAGATGCAGGATTCTGGTGAGCTGATTTCTGAAGAGGCGTTTGCTGAGCTTTCGGAAGAAGAGCAGATGCTTATGGAGAAGGTTCTTGTCATGGACGAGAAGGGCGAGACTCCTATGGGGTGGATGTTCCGTTTCAAGTCGGAAGATGATGAGGAGGCCGAGGAAGAAGCCGAGGAAGAGGCCGAGGAAGAGGCCGAGGAAGAAGCCGAGGAAGAGGCCGAGGAAGAGGCCGAGGAAGAGGTCGAGGAAGAGGCCGAGGAAGAAGCCGAGGAAGAGGCCGACGAAGACGAAGATGAAGAGGTTAACGAAAAGGCTGCAGTAATTATGTCAATGATGCGTAAGCCTAAGAACGATAAGCCTTCAATTTTCTTGACCGATTCTCGCTTCAAGGAAATGATGGATGAAGGCGAGCTGGTTTCCGATGAAGATTACGAAGGTCTTGATGAAGATGCTAAGGGAGCGTTTGAAGTTGTCGATGTTTACGAGGAAGGTACCGGCAAGGGCTATGGTAAGCGTTACCGCCGCCGCAGCCCTCTTGAGCTGAACGCTATGCGTAAAGCCCAAGATGAGAACGCTGTTGAAGATCTGTTCGAAACTGCCGATGAAGCTATGGAACGTGCCGAAGCTCTTGGCTGCGAAGGCACACATCGTGCGGGCAAGATGTTCATGCCATGTGCTTCCCATGATGAGTGGATGGAGTTGAGCAAGAAAGAAATGGCTGCTAAGAAAGAGCGTGAAGCTGAGCAGGCTGAAGCTGCTCGTGCAGCCAGACAAGCTCAAGCAGCCCAGGCTGCTCAGCAGCAGGCGCAGGGCGCTGGTCCTGCTCCCGCTCAGGCCCCTGCACCTGCAGGAATGCCTGGAATGCCTGAAGAGGGTATGAAGTCAGACGACTTCCTTTGCGGATTTAGCCGCAAGTCAGTTAATCAACCGTGCGAATTTTGTCAAGGAGGGTGTATGCCTACCGAAGATCTCCCTGGTTTAGGAGATATTGAGTCCCAGGTCAAGTCACTACATGAAGGTTCAGAAGTTGTTGGGTCTGGTTACTCAACTGCAGACGATATCTTTGTTGTCGATGTTAAGCGTGCCGATGGTTCGTGCATTCAGGTTTTCCTGTCCGGTGAGGGCGAGGAGATGGGCTGGCTGCGCATTGATGAAGATGAGATTGATGCTAAGTCTGGTGAGCTTCAGGACATTGTATCTCAGGTCGATGCTGAGGATGCTGCCGTTAAGGCTCTTGAAGATCTTGACATCAAGGGCGACGTGATGGGTGTTCTGGTCGATGTGTTTGCCAATCAGGACGTGTATGTCGTTGAGGTTGACACTGACGAGAAGAGCTACGATGTGTTCGTTTCTCCTGAGGGCAAGGTCCTTGGCTTTGATGAGTACGAAGTCGAGAATCCTTTCGACTACGACTTGAATGAGGAAGATGAACTGAAGGCTCTTGAGGCTGAGCTTGAGATCAAGCGCATGTACTCTCGTGAACAGCGTGAGGCCATGGCTGAGTCGGGCGACGCTCTTCCCGATGGTTCTTTCCCGATTGCGGATGCAGCGGATCTGGACAACGCTATTCAGGCTTACGGTCGTGCCAAGGACAAGGCTGCGGCTAAGGAGCACATCATGAAGCGTGCTAAGGAGCTTGGCAAGGAAGACATGATTCCTGCTGATTGGAATGAGGAAGAGCCTGAGGCTCCTGAGGCGGCTGCTGAGGCTCCGGCTGAGAAGGAAGAAGACGTTGAGCTTATCAACGCTTTGGCTGAATTCCAGAACATGCTCGATGGTGAAGATTTGGCCTGATCCGGAAGGGGTTGCAGCTTATGAGACCCGCTCGCTTAGAGCAAGTAATTAGTCAGGCAAATGAGGCGTTATTTAATGTAGGCAGCAATGCTGTTGTAGGCGATAGTTGGCACAAAGATACGGTAAAATACTTTTATCAGGATGATGTGCTTGTAGAGTACGTCCCCTTGGACGATGGAAAGGCTTCTGACGATGGAAACTGAAACTCCTGAAATCGGACCTTATTTTTCTAAGGTTGGTCCTGAAATTGGCCCTAACGCCGATCAGTTAACTGCTTTAACTCGTGGCCGTGGCCCTCGTCGTGGCAATCTTGAAGATCTGCTGAAGTACTGGCGTCCGATCATGAAGAAGCCGGGTGGCTTCCGTCGATGTGTCGTCATCTTGATGGACAAGCCGCAGTTTGGCGGTAAGCCTCAGCGTGTTTGTGCTTGGCTTCACCACGAGTTGACTGGTAAGTGGCCGAATGAGGGCAATCATCATGGCCGTGGCGGTAAGGGTAAGCGTAAGCGTCGTGGTAAGTTGACTCGTCGTGTTCGTTCTGCTGCTAGAAAAGCGAAGTCTGTTGATTTGAGTCGGCCAGAGTATTCTGGTTCTTCTTTGCGTTATGCTGTTAGTGAGTCTCGTGCTTATGGTGGCATTTTGGTTCAGCCTATTGCTGGCCGTCAGAATGTTGTTGACATGAAGGCTGCTATTTTTAGGCAGTATTTAGATACGCCTGTTGCTGTTGAGAATGACGATATTTCGGTTAAGCGTGTAGGTATTTTTGGTTCTAACAGTCGTTTTGGTCAGGCAGCGCAGGCTGTTGGTTCTACGCTCGCTCCTGGCAACACGAGTGTTGTTACTAGTCCTGGCCGTTCTGCTGTTTTCCGGACGTTAACTCCGGGCGGCGGTAGTGGCCGTGGTCGCCGTTTGGCGGGTGCTGGTCGTCGCTTGTTGGGCCGTTCGGGTCGTGGTGCCCGCAACCGGTTCCGT